ACAACTGACAAGCGGTTTTATGGGCAGACATACTACGGAAGAATATGGGTATATGACTCTTCATATTCGACCCTTGATGCGTTTAAGACTGCACTCGCTCAGACACCGATGCAAATTGCCTATCCGTATACAACCGCTGTACCCTTCTCCACCACACCGACCCAAATCGACATACTCCAAGGTGAAAACGTGATATGGTCGAGCGGTGATAACAACGAACTGACCTACTACGGAAGCACACCTCCAACACCGTGATCTATTCTGAAAGGAGAATATAATGAAATATCTTGTAATTGAACTCCAGACAAATGCGGAAGGACAAGTCGCAAACCTTGTGACTGCCTTTGATACCAAACTGGAAGCTGAAGCGAAGTACCACACGGTGCTTGCAGCCGCTGCGACCTCTGCTGTTGTACAGCATGGTGCGGTGCTGATGACCTCCACTGGCAAGCACATTGCCGATCAGTGCTACACGCACCCGGTGGAAGTTCCCACGGAGGAGTAATTCCTCGCAACTGAATATCGTGCGCATAACCAAACGGGGTTATGTAAGGCTAAACGGGGCAGACTTACCGAGAGGTAGGTTTGCCCTTTTTGCATAAATCGACAGGGAAGTCGTTAATCGCATCGGTCAAGACAAGACCTTAAAACGGAACACAGACAGGGAAGTCTCTAAAACGCAAGGAGAATGTATGAACATCGACATCAGCAAAATCGAAGGATATTCCGAGATGTCCGCAGAGGACAAAATCAAAGCACTGGAAGCGTATGAGTTTGAAACTCCCGCCCCGGTCGAATCAGAAGACACACAGAAACTCAAGGCAGCTCTCAGCAAGGCAAACTCCGAGGCCGCTGAATGGAAGAGACAGTTCCGTGAAAAGCAGACGGAAGCGGAGCGGGCCGAGGCAGAGAGACTGGAAAGAGAAAAGGCAGTTGAAGAAGAACTGCACACACTCCGGCGAGACAAGACTGTGAGCGGATATGTCGCTCAGTGCCTTGCACTCGGATACTCCAACGACCTTGCGTTGAGAGCAGCGGAGGCAATGGCAGACGGAAACGCTGCCGAAATCTTCGCCTGTCAGCAAGAATTCCTCGGTGCGAAAACGAAGGAACTGGAGGCAGCTTCCCTCAACAAGCAACCCTCTATCACCTCCGGCGCACCACCCGTAGCGGCAACCGATATCGCTGAACAGAACAAACTGAGAAGTCATTTCGGTCTACCGCCCATCAAATAATCTTATAAGGAGAAAAGACAATGGCAACAACTGTTAATCCTGCTATTGCGAATAGCATCGGTCTTGCCTCTACCTATCTCCCGCTTCTGGACGAGATTTATAAAGTAGAGAGCAGATCCGCAATCCTGGACACCGCACAGGATCGTGTACGGTGGTCTGATGAGTACAGATCCTTCTACCTCTTTGAAACCGACATGGTCGGCCTTGGCGACTACTCCCGCAACGGAGGGTTTGTCCGTGGCGATGTGACCAGTGGTTGGAGGCAGTACACCCCGCAGTGGGATCGTGGTCGGCAGTTCCTGGTGGATGTCGCTGACAACATGGAAACCCTCAACCTCGCATTCGGCACTCTCGGTGGGGAGTTCATGCGCACGAAAGTCGTTCCTGAGACGGATGCTGTCCGTTTCGCTACGTACTGTGCGGGTGCTTCCGCTGCGCATCAGGACACCGAATCCCTGTCCACCTCTGCTCAGGTCATCGCCTCTATTGACGATGCTACCGAGGCCCTGGACGAGTCCGAAGTTCCGTATGAAGGTCGTATCCTCTTCGTTAACCCCGGCATCTACAAACTGCTCAAGGGTGGCATTACCCGCTACACCATGAACGGCGAACGGGGCATCGACTACAATGTCGAGATGTATAACGATATGAGAGTTATTACTGTTCCTTCTGCCCGGTTCAACACCGAGATCACTCTGGCGCAGCCTACCGCCCACGATGGTGCGGGTGGTTATACCGCCTCCGGCAGCACGATCAACTACATGGTTGTTCACCCCTCTGCCATTATGCAGGCTGTGAAACTTGCGAATCCCCGCATCTTCTCCCCGGAAGTCGTTCAGGAAGCACAGGCTTGGCAGTATGATTTCCGTCAGTACCACGGTGCTTGGGTGAAGCATCAGAAAGCAGATGGCATCTACGTATCCGCTGCTTCCTTCCCGTCCACCTGATCTAACTGAAAGGGAGGGTGGGATATCCCATCCTCCCACCTCCAAAAGGAGTGTCAGCAATGACAGATGCAGAAAAACTTTCAACACTGAAGATACTGCTTGAAGACGGCAGTGGATATATGCCCACCGATGAAACCCTCAACACGTACATCTCCCTGTCCGGCAAAGAGATTCTTGCATGGATGTACCACCTTATCGGTGGTGTGCCTGAAGATGTGACGGATGTTCCCGCCAAATATGAAACTATCCAGATTTATGCCGTGATGGCAGGATGGACTCATGCGGGAGCAGAGGGACAGTCAGTATCCATCGAAAACGGTGTCCATCGGCATTTCGACTACACCGATATGCTCGGCTACATCCACAATAATGTCCTGCCTTATGCGAGAGTAGGTGCTGTGACTTGAGAACACTCAAGCGTAACAAACGGCCTGTAGCTTATGCGACTTACGCAGGAGTGCAGGAACTTACTGACGAGCAAGGGAATTACACTGGCGAATACGATGTCTTCTACTCGACTCCCGTCAAGACACTGATGAATGTGTCCGGGGGCAGAGGACAGGCAAACATCGCACTGTTCGGACTGACGGATTCCTTTTCTCGCACGGCAGCGACATCGGATCTCGACACCGACTGGAACACGGAAATGGTGTTCTGGATTGAGACAGACCCAGATACCGAGCCGTTCGATTACCGAGTTGTTGCAGTTTCCCGCACAATCAACCAAGTGGTGCTTGCCCTCGCAGAGGTTGAACACACCGTTGAGGATGTCGGTTCTGTATGAAACGCATCAGGATAGAACTATCAGTTGATTCCTGCGAAAAAGCTATAAAGGAACTGGAACGGTACGAAAAGGATATAAAGCCGAAACTCGATGAGATTTGCAGACGAATTGCAGAGATAGGGAGACAGACAGTTCTTGAAATTGTCAATTCCATCAGAACACAAGAAGGTAATGCAGTCGAACGAGTAGATGTTGTCAGAATCGATAATGGATACAAACTCGTCATGGAAGGCGAAGATGTGTACTTTATCGAGTTTGGAACTGGCGATGGTGTAGATGCACACTTTGACACATCTGTACCAGTAGCATGGGGAACGTGGTCTGCCGAGCATAAGCAAATGCTGTGGAAACAAGGTTTCTGGTATTTTGAGGGTCAAAGGTATACAGGCACTACTGCTTATATGCCTATGTATTATGCGGAGCGGGCAATGCGTGAAAACCGAAATCGTATCGCACAGGAGGTGCTAGGCACATGATAACAAGAACTGATATCTATGACAGGGTAAGAGAGGCAATTCTTGCTGACTTTCCTAATGCCTATACAACCTCCCGTATGGTTGCGAAACCCGCTGCTTTCCCGGCAATCCTCATCCATGAGATCGACCGAAACAGACCAGTTCGGAACGTGCAGCTCGACTTTGAGGATGTGCAATGGGAGTCCGTGTTTGAAGTGCAAATTGTGAGTGCGAAGAAGAATACTGCTTCTACGGAAGCATATGAAATCATGGACATCGCACGAAAGACTATGAGCAATCTCTATTACCGGGAGTTCTCCGAAACGAACATCGATAATGGGGATACATACACTATAATAGGCAGATTTCGCCGAATCATTGGTGGAGGCGACACCTTGCCTGTGACCATATCAGTTTAATAGATAAGGAGAATACGAATGGCTAATGCTGTTTCTACTGCGGGCATGAACCTCAAGTATGCCGTGGAGACTGTGGCCGGGACTCGCCCAACTGGTGCTTTTACTACCATTCCGGGTGCAAAAGCTATTCCTGCGATCTTCAACGATCCGAATATGCTTCAGTCCACTCCTCTGTCTGCT